GCCTAGATGCCCCCACTCCTTATTTCCTATTGCACTCCTATTATCCCACGAGGTTAACGTGGCGTGTCAATACTATGAACTACCAAACCAACAACTTAATTTCGTTCAACCTCGATCCATCTCGGCAATCTCTCCGGTGAGCTGCGTGATCCGATTACGCGTCTCGGTCAACGCCTTGGCTGCCTTCCTGTATCCCTCGATTGCCGTTCTTTTTTCTAGTGCTGCGCTCTTACGCTTAACCTTCAGGGTTGCTATCTCATGTCTGGTCCCGCGCGTGCCGCGTGCGGTCATGCCGAACTTCACCCGGCGCGCGGACAGCTCTTGCTCTGCTTCCTGCACTCGTAGGTACAACTCCGCGTGCGCCCGGTCATATGCCTGTACTTTCGTATCACGAATATCCTTGGCCTTAGCTAGAGCAATAGCTCTTTCCGGTTCTAGCCTTAATGCGAGCTTCAGCCTGTAACGTGCCGTGGCGCGCTTGGCGGCCATCCCCGGCGGTCGTTTGACCCATGGGGTGTTTGGTGTGATCTTGGTGCCGTCGAGGACGGCAATGATGGCTCGGTATTCGGCCGTGGCGTAGAAAAACTCTCGGGTGACGCGCTTGGTCTTGGCTTCAGATGGGCGGCCGACGACGTGAGGATCAATGAGGGCGGCTTTGCGTTTGGCCCACCAGTTGAACAGTTTCTTGGCATGCGTGAGTGTTTTCTGGTTGGCTAGAGTTGGGTTGCGTTCAAGTTGGAGGATGCGTTTGGCGGTGTAAATGTCTAGTGCATCGTCTGAATAGCGTCGAAGTAATGTCATTGTGTACCCCCCTGTTGGATGTGTGTTCTTGGCTGAATGTCATATAATGTGCGTGCATGTCATTGTTGTGTCAAGTCTTATTAGTACGATACTCAGATTCCAGTGAATACGCTCGGGGCGGGCTAACATATACCCCCTATATATTTGCGTATGTTTTGGTGGTTCACGTGTGTATGCCCACAATCACTACACTACCGATCCTCGCGCGCATGTAGGGGGGTATACCTTGGTAATCAGGTGTTATTGGTCCTATGTGTGTTTTAGTTAGCTAATGGGTTGATCTTTATAACCCTTTTGCCGGCATTAACCGTGGTGGATGATTCGCTATTTGTATTAGTTGTGATTTATTGTGACATATTGGCTATATGTAAGTCGTTGAATTTATAGGCGGAGTAACCACTAACTAGGCATGGTCTACTCATTGGGTTTATACATCTAGGCATGCCTATACACACATACCAGCGATTTACTACACTACCGATACGTATGCTTCTGTGAACTATGCGTATCAACAAGCTGCGTATTACTACACTACCGCGAGGGAGGAGCGGTGCGTGGTACGTGAGCAGCAGGCAATAAAAAAGGGCGAGGCCCGAAGGCCCCGCCCAATGACTTCCTGTTACGGTGTTGCCAAGACTTCGCGGATCATATCGCCCGTCTTGTTCTGCCGATCTATCTCGGCGGATTGAACCTCGGCAACAAACTCGGCACGCGTCATCCATCCGCGCGCATGCTTGGCTCGGGCGATGTTAACCCGTGCGGCATACTCGCTGCGGTTCGCAGCGTCGCCAACGTCTAACCGTCTACGCATTGTTCCATGCATGATGTTAACCGGGCGGATTGTCTCCGCCCGGTTCCGGTTGCGTTAGGCTGCGAGTGCCGTCAATTTCACGGCCGCATCGTGCACGGCCGCCGCATGGATCGGCTTCTTGTTGGCGATCAACGCCGATTCGATCATGCGTAGGATGGTGACATCTCCGCCAAACGTGCGGACCATTTCCGCGATCAATTCCGACAGCGTGACCACTTTCGCGGCTTTCGGCTGTTCGGTCGTGCTCGCTTCCTTGGGCGCTTTGGTCGCATCGTAACCGGCACGGATGCCAGACTCTTGCGCGGCTTTGCGCACGTCAGCATTCGCCCAGTTCGCGGCAACAGTGCGGCAATGATGCAACAGCGAAAACGTCGTGACGTCTTTTACGTTGTCCGCTTTGAGCTTCTCGAACAGCGTTCCGGCCACGCGCGTTTCCTTCTTTTTCTCGCCATTGCCGAACAGCGTAACCACGGCCGCCGCGCGTTCCTTGGCGTCTGTGATGCTGTCGCACAGTGACTTGATGCCTGCCACGCACGTTTCCGAACGTGAGGCGCGACGCGTCGCATTCTCGGCGGATTGCTTCGCGCTATCCACCAATGCGGGATACACGATAGCGAAGCACGCAGCGATAGCGGCCGCAACTGGTTTGACTTGCTTGGTCTTACCCTTGGCGTTTGCCATGGTTGAATCTCCTAGTTGTGCCGGTAGCAGGATGCCACCGACATGACCCATTGTCCGCGTTTTCCCCTTGTTGTCAACCCATTAGGTTAACATATAGGCATGCCTAGACTCCTGCTATCGTACGGCCGGGCAAGCATGCTTTTTTGGAAAGAGACCCCCCAAGGGGGTTCGGGCATGGGCGCGGGGGTACCTGTACCCCCATACCTCATATAAAATTCCCTATGAAACCAAGTCAACCTCGTGGGTTTATTCCTAGCCCTTGTACTAACAGCACTTGCATTCCACTACAGCTTGTGTATGCTGGCCGTCCATGGTCTTGCTGAAAAATCTGAGAATGCTTCGCCATGGCTATAGCTTCTAATGGTTTTGGGCGCTCCAAGAAATGCTCGTGCTGCGGCGAGACGTTCCCCGTTTCCTCCTTCGGCCGTAACCGCCAGTCGAAGGACGGCCTGCACTATTACACCAAGGCCCACGCCGCCAAGAAGCAGAAGCAGTGGGCCAAGGCTCACCCTGACACGGTGAAGCGCATGCGCTCCGACTACCTCGAACGGATGCGCGAACTCAACGCCGAGCGCGATCCCTACCAAGACGAGGACATACGAGAAGCCACGCAGGCAGCCCATGTCTAACGCCCTCGCAACCACCAAGGGAAAGATGCAGAATCGACTCGATGTCGATCCTGACGGCACAATCAAACCATTCAATCCGGCGGAATTAGGTTTTCCCCCGATGTTGCCTATTGAACTGGCCATGCACTTAGCCCCCGTGCCGGAGATTTGCGCTGCGTACAACATCGGCAAGGACGAGTTCCTAAAGCTGGTCGATGACCCTCTATTCGTACAGGCGTATGCCGGTGCACAAGAAATGTTAAGAAAAGATGGGATGAGCTTCAGAATTAAAGCGAGGATGCAGGCCGAGGAGCTGCTGAAAACGTCATGGGCGATGATTCAGAGTACGTCCACACCCACGGCGGTGCGGGCTGATCTCATCAAGAGCACGGTGCGTTGGGCCGGGTATGAGCCGAAGGGCGACGGGCCGGGCGCGTTGGGCAATGCGTTTCAGATCAACATAAATCTCGGAGGTTGAATGGTTGCTACAATCTTTCTGATCTTTGCGTTAGGGCTGGCTCTGTTGGCAGCTTTCATACCGGACCCGTACGAGCCGTATCGGGTCCGGACTGTCGCGTTGTCGCTGGCGTTCTACTTCGCTTCACTGCTGCCGCTGTTTAAGTAAGTTAACCCAACGGGAGGGGGCATTTCCCAAAGGAGAATGTAATGATCGACGTACCTGCAATGTTGCGTGCATTGGCAACTGAGATCGAGAACGCTACTGGTGTCACCATACCGCCGGTTTCGACTGTCGATGCTGGTGAGATAGCAGTATCACCGACAGGTGTGCAAGGCAGAGGTAAGGAACGCGGCTGGCCGAGACCGAGGCCGGAGGACGGCGAGATGATTCTCGGCTACTCGACGCGCTGCCAGCGCACCACCGACCCCACTACCAACAAGCCATATGTTCCTGCTGGTCGGTATCCGTGGGGGCGTCCGATCATCAACAACTTCGCCGAGACTATGGATCGGTTCATTTACCCGATGGATTGGTTCACGCAGGTGGAACTCGACGCGCAGAAAGCCGTCAGGGATGCGCAAGGTAATCCGGACTTCAGTGGTGGTAGCCCGAAACCACAACCCCCACCGGTTGAGACGCCGCTGTGAAACGTGCATTCGCCTTGGGGTTCTGGTTGTCCACGATTATTATCGTGTTCGTGTATTTTTGGACGACCATAGCTGATGCTGCGCCGTCGCTGTCGTTTTGCAAGGTGTGTGTTGGATACACAGTTAGCAAGCGCGGCGACGACGTGCTCATTCGCTGTCCGGGCATGAAGGACCCATGGATGATTATCGTGCACTGCCTGAACCCCAAGGTGGCGCGCTCGGGGTTGGATATAACCATAACCTGCGGGGGTTAAGATGACTACAGAGTTTGTGGCGGGTAATGGCGTAGCCATCGACCCACACGCTACGGCATGCGAGCGGATGGGTGCGTACGTGGAAAAAGCGAACGATGTGCAGGTCGATGGCGACCACTACAAGTGTCTCGGCATACAACCATGGGACGCGATTAGGGACTGGAATCTGGGCTTCTTCGATGGCAACGTGGTGAAGTACATCGCGCGCTTTCGCAGGAAGGGCGGTCTCGTCGATCTACACAAGGCGAGGCATTACCTGCAGAAGTTGATCGAGGATGAGGAGAACAAGCTATGAGCAATCATGCGGACGGGACTGGCGACATGATGGAGAAGATCGAAGGTGAAATCGGCGACTTCTTCAAGCAGCCGAAGATCACCGGCTATCGGCAGCTCAACGAGGCGGAAGTGGCGCTGATGAACGAGATTAAGGAACTCGCCAATGAGGTGGGGCGGATGGTTGAGGGCATGATGCTTAATCCGAAGCTCGATACCCGGTGGGTTGCGGCGGCACGCACAACCCTGCAGACTGGGTTCATGCAGCTTACCCGAGCTGTGGCTCAACCTAACTCGTTTTAGGGGAACCCATGGATGATGAACCGACAGGCCGTGACATACGAACGATCTGGAAAACAATCGCTGTGGTTGGGAGCGTGATCGCGGTGGTTATCGGCGTGGCGGCTGTCCTCATCCCATGGGGTAACTCACTGTCGAACAACGACGTTGCGATATTGCTGCGCGTTACTACGGTAGAGAAGCGGCTCGACAAACTTGAGCGGTGGCGCGAACGGCAGCAAGACAACATGCCGCGTTCGCCGCACGAACGACAGTAATGGCAGCGATCAATTACACCCCACCGCCGACAGTTCGTGAGTTTATTCGCCACTACAAGGTAGGGGAACTGTTTCACGACTGGATCATTGGCCCGGTGGGGTCGGGTAAGACGACCGGCATTTTCTTCAAGCTCGTGTTCATGGCGGCGCAGCAGGCCAAGTCGCCAGTGGACGGGATACGGCGCTCACGCGCCGTTATTGTTCGCAACACGATGCCGCAGCTCCGCGACACGACGTTAACCTCATGGAATTACTGGTTCAAGGATGGCATCGCTGGTGACTGGCGCGCCACTACGACCACGTTCGTGCTGCGCTTCGGTGATGTCGAATGTGAGGTGATGTTCCGCGCTCTCGATACGGCAGACGACGTTGCGCGGGTTTTGTCTTTAGAAACTACGTTCGTAATCCTCGACGAATTCGTCGAAATCAACGAGCAGATTGTTGAGGCGCTTGCAGCACGGTGTGGCCGTTACCCACCCACCAAGGATGGGGGTGCGACAAACTGGGGAATGTGGGGGTCATCCAATCCGGGTAACGAGGATGACTGGTGGTATGACTATGTGGGTCTCGGCGATGATGAAATCGCGTCCAATGTGCGGCTGTGGGTGCAACCGGCCGGGGATAGCGAGGCAGCGGAGAACTTGGAGAACCTGCCGGGCAAGGAGAAGTACTATTACTCGCTTGCGGTGGGTAAATCACCCCAGTGGATTAACAAGTTCATCAAGGTGATGTGGGGATACTCACTTTCGGGTACTCCGGTTATCACTACGTTCAATCCGCAGCTCCACATCGCGTCGGGGTCGCTTAAACCAAACAAGTTTCTACCTCTGGTGGCCGGGTTCGACCCCGGTCTTGCCGGAAGCGCGCTGATTTTCGGCCAGCAGGACCTGAATGGACGCTTACTCGTGTTGGATGAGCTGATCCAACGCGATATGGGGGCCGAGCGCATCATCACGGATCGCTTGAAGCCGCTGATAAAGGCCCGTTTTTACGATTTTGAGTTCATAATTGCTCCCGATCCGGCCGCAGATTCGCGTTCTAACAACAACGAACGGACCATTGTAGACACCCTCAGAGACCGAAAAAAGGGTGGTTTTCGGGTTGTTTTTCCCGATATGAACAATAGATTACCCCTTCGGGTTGAGGCGATTGAGCATTTCACGACGCGTTTGGTGCAAGGACAGCCCGCGTTGCAGATTGATCCGCGCTGCAAGCACACAATTCGTGCCATGCAGGGTGGATGGCGATACGAAACGGACAGGAAGGGTAAGTTGCTGAAGGAAGAGCCGGAGAAAAACGCCAGCTCGCATCCGGGTGACGGTTTTGGGTATCTGTGTCGATATTTTCAGCATTCAACTGCGCGGGAGGCGCGGCGGAACAATACGGCGGTGAATACTCCGCAGCCACGACGTACTAACCATTACGTGATGCGGTAATCCTCTCAGGAGAAGAAGATGGATGAGTCACAACTGCCCGCCGACAAGTCTGAGAACGAACCAGCACTGCGCCCCAATCCGGAAACGCTGCGTTCGTTAGGGCAGAAGTTAGCGAAGGACTTCACAACCTACGAGACTGATCGTCGCATCGCCGAGCTGCGATGGGCGCAGAACTTGCGGCAATTCCTTGGTCAGTACGATCCGGCCGTGCTGTCCAAGATTCCGGATGACAGGTCGAAGGCGTACCCGAAGCTGACACGCGTGAAGTGCGTGTCGATGGTGTCGCGGCTGATGAACCTGCTGTTTCCATCATCGGAAAAGAACTGGGGTGTTGAAGCGTCGCCAGTGCCGAACTTGACGGTTAACGATCTGCAGACAGTGCTCGATGGACTGCAGAAAGACCCGAACACGGAAATCACTGATGAGGTTATCACTAACGCCGTGAATGAGTTTGCGGCGAAGCGCGCTAAATGCCTCGAAACTGAGATCGAAGATCAACTCACCGAGTTGGGTGGCGCGAAGATGGTGGGTTATATCGCACTGTGTCGTAAGGTGCTGATGTCGGGTGTTCTGTACGGCATGGGCGTACTGAAGGGGCCGATGGCCCGTTCGCGCAAGCAGCGTCGGTGGCGGCTCGATCAAGCAACCAACAAGGTTGTACCGGTCGATGAGATCATTCTCGTGCCGCAGTACGAGTTCGTGCCGATTTGGGATTACTATCCGGATATGAGTGCAAAGTATCTGCACCAGATGGACGGTCAGTTTCAACGTATCGTGATGTCGCGCGTGCAGGTGCGCAAGCTCGCCAACAATAGCGAGTTCATGGGCGCTACGATCAAGAAATATCTGACGGAACATCAGACCGGAAACTACAAGCAGAAGCAGCATGAGTCTGAGTTGAAGTCGATGGGGGTGGCAGTTAACACGTCGCTCACCGATGGACGCAAGTACGAGATCATCGTGTGGGATGGTGGTCTGTCGGGGCACTACCTAAAGGGTTGTGGTATTGCTGTACCGGAGGATCGGCTTGCCGATATGATGCAGGCGGTAATCTGGATCATGGATGGGTTGGTGATTCGCGCGACGTTGAATCCATGGTCAATACTGGGTGAGGATGATCCGATCAGCTCGTTCCATCAATTTGTTTTCGAGGAGGACGATACCTCGTTGGTTGGTAACGGTCTCCCGTTTGTGATGCGTGACTCACAACTGAGCGTGGCGGCGACGGCACGCATGACGCTGGATAACGCGGGCGCGATCTGTGGGCCGCAGGTAGAAGCCAATGAGGCGTTGCTGAAGCAAGGTACGGATATTGGCTCCATACATGCGTACAAGGTGTGGCCACGGGATGACGAGTCGCCGAGTACGCTTGCATACCCTGCCATCCGCGTGCTGCAGTTCGAGAGCCATGTGGACGAACTGATGAAGGTGAACACGATGTTCCGTGAGTTCGCCGATCAGGAAACATTCGTTGGCCCGGCGACCGGCGGCGATATGCCGAGCGAACCGTTGCGTACGGCGACTGGTGCATCCATGTTCATGGGCAAGGAAGCCTTACCCTTCAAGGATGTTGTGCGAAATTTCGACACATTCACCGAATCGGTGATTGGTTCCCTGATCCTATTCAACAAGTACTTCAATGCCAAGGAAGCTATCAAGGGTGACTTCCAACCCATAGCGCGGGGCTCAACTTCATTGATTGCGAAGGAGGTGCGCGGCTTGGGGTACGACAATCTGGCGGCTACATTGACGCCGGAAGAAAAGCTCTATGTCGATCATCGCAAGCTGCTGCGAGAACGTATCGCGGTGCGCGATATGGATCAGAGCGTTATGGTGGATGACGCTGAAGCGAAGCGGCGCGAGGATGCGCAAGCTGCACAGGCAGCGCAAACCTCGAAGCAGCAAACCGAACTCATCACCGCCGAGATTCGCAAGACACTCGCCGAGGCTGTGAAGAATTTGACGGCGGCCGATACTAATGACGCGAAGGGTGCGGCAGCCACGTACAACGCGGTCATGGCCGGGTTGGAGAAGGGCGTCACGCCGACTGATGTGGCGCGGGCGAAGGCTGGCGATCATCACCTGCCGGAAGGTGTGATGACGAAGATGGAGATCGACGCGCAAAAGAAGGAACCAGCGGCTCCGGCGAAATCAACCAAAAAGGCTAAGAAATGATTCTGACACGGGAACAGGAAGCGGAGCATCAGGCAACGTTGCGAGCGTCGCTTGGCGATCAGTTCGGTCTTGCCCTTGTGGCGCTGATGCAACACGACTACGAGAAGGCGCGGGAGCGGCTTGTGGACACCCCCCGTGAGGAGCTGCTCGTGCTGCAAGGTGAAGCGCGCGTGTACAGGCGAATCCTAAAATATCTAAAAGAACGGCCCGGCGTAACCTCACAGGTTTGACATCTTCCCCTAACTTCCCTATAAGGCACTCTCATGGCTATCGAAACGCCCAAGGAACAGCCCAAGGTCGAAACCCCGCCGCCGTCCGACTATGACGCGATGGCAACAGTATTCGACGGTCTTTTCACCCCTGAACCATCGGTAGAAGATGACCCGGCGTTCTCTACCAAAGAGGTAGACAAGGCAGCGGTCGAGACCCCGGAAGCGAAGGCGGCAAGGGAAGCGGCCGAAGCGGCCGAAGCGGCCGAAACCCCTGAAGCTAAGGCGGCTAGAGAAGCGGCCGAAGCAGCGGCTGCTACAAAGACACCCGAAGAGATTGAGGCTGAAGCGGCTGCGGCTGCAGCGGTTGAGACTCCGGAAGAGAAGGCGGCAAAGGAAGCGGCTGCCAAGAAACCCGAAGAGACCGACTGGAAAGCGAAGTTCGAGGCGCTGGAAGCGGAACGCGCAGCTCCGGAGAAGAAAGAACCTGCAAAAGCGGAGTCGGAGAAGGAAGAACCGCCGCCGAAGATATACTCAACCGAAGAGGAAGAGTTTCTTACGGCGTATGCCGAGAACTGGCCGGATGTGGCCAAAGGTGAGGCGCTACGCCGTCGAGCCGAGTACGGGCGTCTTGTTGATCATATCTTCAACGAGTTCAACCGTGTGTACGCACCACTGATTGAGCGCGGCGCTCTCGCAGCCGATCAGGTTGCCGAAACTTCGGCACTGACGATCATTCAAGGCGCGCACAACGACTACGATGACAAGATGTACGACGAAGTTCTTGCATGGGCTGGTGATCTTACTGGCACGCGCAAGAAGATCGCGCAAGGCATTATCGAAGCAGGCGATCCGAGTGAAGTTGTCGAGCTGATTACCGAATTCAAGTCTGCTACCGGGCGCAAGCCGCGTGTAGTAGCAGACGGTGGTACGCCACCGCCAGTGACTCCTGCAGCACCCGCAGCAGCAACGCCTCTACTCTCAGCGGCAGCCAAGAAAGCGGCCAAGGCGCTAGGTGTGGTCGATTCCAAACGAAGTGCCCCTACGACATCTCCTGCAGACCCGAGCGACTTCGACGCTGCGTGGGACGAAGCGGTGGGTGCAAAGTAACCGATCCTCATCCTGACAAGGAAACATCATGGCCAACGTCGTCAATTACGGTGACATTTCTCCGCGTACCGCTGCGTATGTCATCAAACAACTGCTGACTCGCGCGATGCCGTACATGGTGCTCGAAAAATTCGGGCAAACGTACCCCATCCCGCAGAACAACACCAAGACTGCGAAGTTCCGGCGCTACTTTCTGCAAGGCGCTACCGGCGCGGCAGGTTCCGGCTCCGGCAACTATTTCGTGCCGCTGGCGCTTACGCCGCTGCTCGAAGGTGTTACTCCGGCTGGCAACCGTCTGGCGAACGCCGACTACACGGTGCAGCTCAACCAGTATGGCGACTATGTGACGATCACTGATGTGGTGATGGACACGCATGAGGACCCGATTCTGAGCGAAGCGACGGACATTATGGCTGAACAAGCCGGGATGACCATCGAGACGATTCGGTTCAACATCCTCAAGGCAGGCACCAATGTGTTCTACGCCAACGGCGGTTCGCGTGCGGCGGTGAACACGCCCATGGTGCTGTCGCTGCAGCGTCAGATCACGTCGAGCATCCTGCGCCAGAACGGCAAGATGATTACGCAGGTTGTGAAATCGACTCCGGACTACCGTACGGAACCGGTGGAAGCTGCGTTCATCGCGTTGGGCCATCCCGACATCGAGACGGACGTGCGCAGCATGACCGGCTTCATCCCGACGAAGCAATACGGCACGACGACGCCGTACGAAAACGAGATCGGTGCAGTCGAGCGCGTGCGTTATCTGACGAGTACGATCTTCGCGCCGTTCCCCGACGCGGGTGGTGCCAAGGGTCTCATGCGCAGCACGTCAGGCACGCTGGCTGACGTGTACCCGATTCTCATCATTGCCAAGGATGCGTACGGTATCGTGCCGCTGAAGGGCAAGGATTCGATTACGCCGATGGTCGTGAATCCGAAGCCTGCGCCCGGCGATCCGCTGGCGCAACGCGGTACGGTGGGTTGGAAGGCGTGGCAGTCGGCGGTTATTCTGCAGGACGCGTTCTTCGTCCGTGCAGAAGTTGCCGCGACGGCGTAATCAATCATGGGGGCTTCGGCCCCCTAAACCAAGGAGATTGATATGCCTATCCTGTCTCAAGCCGACATCAATGCCCGCAATGTCGATCCCGGCGTCAAGCAGTTGTGGATGGACAAGGTTGCCGCATCCAATGCGATCACTGCGCTTGCTGGTGGTGGTCAGACTGCGCCTGCATTCACCAACGCAGTCAATCGTGTCACAACGGTAGCGACCGCTGCTGACTCGGTGCGGTTGCCGCCTGCGGTTGTGGGCACGTATCCGATTGTCGTCGTCAATGCGGCTGCGGCCAACTCGATGAACATCTTCCCTTCTACCGGTGATGCGATCAACGCATTGTCGGCCAACACGGCGATTGCGTGTGCGGCCAACAAGACGATGATGTTCTTCTGCGCCGCTCCGGGGATTTGGAATTCGATCCTGACCGCGTAACCCTCCCAACCCTCAATCTGACAAGGAAACATCATGGCTCTGACTACCAATACCCAAACCAACGCGGGCGGCGTTGTCAACCAAGCAATCGGCCGGGTTGTGACGGACGCGGGCGCTGCGGCTGACACCGTGTTCACGTGCGGCTTCGTGCCGCGCTACATCGAGTGGGTGGACAACACCAATCGCATCACGCTGCAGTGGTACGAAGGCATGGCGAGCAACAGCGCCATTCGTACCGTCGCGGCGGGCACGCGTACGCTCGATGTGACAAACGGCATTACGCCGGGCACTGTCGCTCTCGGTACGGCATCGTCGTTCACGATCAAGGCCACGGACATTCCGGTCTCGTCCGTGTTTTCGTGGCGAGCGATGGCGTAACAATCCCT